ATAGTAAGATCTACTCCATCTTTAGAGTTTATACCAATTCCATCTAAAACTGCAAGTGCGACATTTGATTTTTGTTTTAACATGTCATACTGGCGTTCTTCAATAGAATCCTGTACTAGTATATCTTGAATTGTTATTGTTGTCCAGTCCGATGATGTACGCTGAATACGTCCATTCCTTTGAACTGCTAACCCTGCTGACCAAGGCTGGTCATAATTTATGAGGAGATTAGCTTGAGGTAAATCCACGCCATAGCCACCAGCATCAGAGCTAACCAAAACGCGTACTCCAATTCCTCCTTGAAATTGTTCTTTGGCGGCTTCCTTTTCTTTGGCATTCATTTCTCCTGTATATTTGACTGAGTGTATACCCAGATCATTTAAAGTGTCAACAATCTTGTGGACTGCCTCTAAATAAGAAGCAAACACTACAACTTTATATGAAGCATCAATTTCAATATGATCTTTTATATAATTGATTGTAGCATCTAGTTTATTGTTTTTATTTAAACCTGTCAACTTGTCCATCAATGAGTGTATGTATGCACTTCCTTTTCCTGTATGATTTTCAAAGTTTATAGCACTTGTTATTAAACTATGTGGATTAGAACAAAGCATCCTTAAAGCTGAAATCCTAGACATGATTTGACCACGCATTTCATTTGCTGGATCGCCTGGATCGTATACTTGCCCATAATGAGCAGCAAGATTAAAGTTTGCTCCAAATAATTCACTAGCCTCAATAAGTAAGTTTATTGTGTCTTTAGATATATAATCATACAGCCTTTTTGCATCCCTGTCAAGTTTGACGATCAAAGGCTCCCTGTATACTGCATCAGGCAAATAAGGTTTTACATCATCATCTTTTTGAGATTTACGAACTGTTGCTTTTTGTATTGTAGCATGAAGCAATGACATATTGCGGTAACGATCTACCCCACCAAACCTATTACGAACAATAAATGTTTTGTCAAAAATATCAAACCGTCCTAGAACATCTTTGTTTACAAATTGCATAATGGAGTAGATCTCTTCTGGTCTACCATTCTCTATAGGAGTTCCTGTTAGAGCAAATTTGATTTGAGTGTACTTTGATAGTTCTTTTACTTTTTTAGAGCGTTTAGACTTAAATCCTTTAATTGCAGTAGCTTCATCGCATACAATCGCAGAAAAGCTAAATCCCTTTATAATATCCCAATCATTAACTATTTGTTCATAATTCATAATTACGTAATCGTGATCTTCCACTTGATTGTACTGAGCTGACCTTTGCGAAATCGTACCATCAATAACAATAGCTGTTTTGTTAGAGAACTTTTCTATCTCTTTTTTCCACTGATACTTTAAACTAGCTAGACAAATAACTAAAGTTAATTTGGAATTTAACTGCTCAATGGCAGCAATAGTCATAGGAGTTTTACCTAATCCCATTTCATAGGCAACAAGTATCTTTTTAGAAGAAACCATTTTATTTACAGCTTCAATTTGATACGGTTTCAGTATTCCTATAAACATAAGAAGATTCTCCATATATTCCTGGTTTAGCGTGTTCTAGACCCCAGTTTATCTCATCTTTAGTTAGATCACCTGGATCTTTGGCATCACTAGCACCGTAGTTAAAGTAATAAACCATTAAACCATATTTACGAGCTAGTATTTGCATTTCATCACATGCTTTTTTTCCAGCTTTATCTATGTTTGGATTATCAAATGCAGCAATTATTGTACTTGAACTCCTTAATAATTTTACCTGATCTTCGCTAATTGAGGAACCGCAAACAGCAACAACTGGTAGTGTACATCCTGTTGAACGAATATGGGCAACATCTAGAGGGGATTCTACAACAATAACTGGTTCATTATCTTTAATTGTTTCTACTCCAAAAAGCGTTGTAGATTTTGCCATGCCTGCAGGACGATTCATAAAGCTACGTGTAAGTGTTCCTTTTTCTTGCCAGCCCATTAAAGTTCCACTATCTGGATGACGTAAAGGAAGAATCCAGGTCTTTTTATTTGCATCCCACAATATACCTAGATCTTGAGCGTCGTTTAAAGTAATACCACGTTTATCTAACTCTTCTTGTGGTGGGTCAACAAATATAGCTAACCTAGCCTCTGACATGGGAATAGGCTTTGGAATAGGTTGAATAAATGTAGGTATAGATTTTAAATGTTCTAGTAGTTTTTCTACAGGCGTATCGGATGCAGTTACTAACCAAGATTTACCAGCTTGATAATCATAGGATAAAGTACCATCTGGAAGCTTGACATAAAACTCATGTAGATCACAAACAAGCTGTAAAAGGTTACCCTTGTAATGACATGAAAAACAAATGTGAGCACCGGTCTCAAGATTGATCCACCAAGAAGGGTTATTATCTTGGCGACCTGTCATACGTTCATGCATTGGGCATAAGGCATTAGCCTCTACATTCCTTACAGTATACCCGATACCTAAGACATTTAAAGTGGCTTCGACATCAAACATTACACTGCACTCCATGGTGTACAGTAATCACAAGTATTGCTCTTAGCTTCATCGTGAAAGCATCCAGTATCCCAGTCCCAAGTAAGAATAACTTCTGAAGGACCACAATTACGAGCCTGAACAACTTTAAGAGTCCTTTGTTTAGGCTCATGTTCGATCTGTTCTAAACCTAGAATTACATCTGAGTCCTGGAAGAATGATGATGAGTAACCAATGCTATCGGCAGTTACTTTACCGCCTTTCATTTTCCATAATAATGTCTGAGTTGTAATAACAACAGGAATATCTAAAACCTGAGCTACACGCTTTAACCCGCGAGTAATATTAGTAAGGGCTTGTGGAGTATTTGAATCACCAGTAACCTGATCAAGCATCAAGTACACACCATCAACAAACAAAATGTCTGGTTTTATTTGCTCTGCTTTTGCAACTAAAGCATCTATAGTTAAACCATTAATAGCATCAACTAAGTGGAATGGATGGGAAGTCTTCATGTGTTCAAGCATGTCAATATAACGTTCTTCTTCCTGTGTGTTTAACTTACCAATACGAAGATTTTTAGCAGATAGATGTGCACGAATAGCATCGTGACGTTGAGATTGCTCATGATTGTTCATCTCAAAAGATTGAAACATAGGTACTTTACCGGCTGCATGAACATTGATCGCCATCTGTAAAGCAATTTGAGATTTACCTGTTTTAGGTGGCGCGATAACAGTAATTAGTTGACCACCTTGTAGACCAGCTGTAGCCTCATCAATCTTTGAAAAACCTGTTGGTATGCCTAGAAGCAAGTTGTTTTGTAGGTTTTCATATTCTAGAAAACGACTAGTAGGGTCTTTAGTAAGATCAACGTGAGTAGTTCCAATATTGCCTTGCTCATTTACTAAAGAAACAGTCTTGCTCATTTCAGCAAGGGCACCTTCATGGTCATTTAAAACCATCTTAGCTAAAGAATCTTCAATACCATTCTTAGTAAGAGTTTTACGACGAAATGAGACCATCTGATCGATTAGATAATCAATACTATCTTGAACATCTAGTATCTTAAATGCTGGAAAGTTATCCCTTACAGTTGTTGCTGTGGGTACTTCACGATACTTTACGTAATGTTCACGTACAAATTTCCAAACACGACGAAGATCGTCATCTACAATCCAATCGTCTTTTATTCCAACTTCTATAACCGGTATGATATTGCGATCACGAATGACCTTGCTTACTAACCTATACTCGTTATCGTATGCCATTTATTATTCCTTCTTAGAGATTTACTAATTCTACACCATAAGAGCCATATCTTGCAACACGCCCTGGTAAGTCTACTACACCTTTCAAGTTTGAACGATAGGGCAGAATAGAAACTAGTTCATCTATATTACTATAAAGTTCTGCGTAATTAAAGGGGTTTGATACCCTGCGTTCTAATTTATCCATTAAGTTATTTAAAGCTTCTTCAGTCCAACCTTCGTCTTCAAACGCAGCTAGTTCTACTGAAATGCCGTATTTATTTGAGATGTTCCATAAATGAGAAACACTTTTTAAATCAATTTTATCTAACTTTTTTCTTGTCTCTTTCCTAAGAAACCTTGTAGATACTTCTTCTGTGGTTATTGACCCTACTACATCGACTACTACGATAATTTTAAAGGAGGTTTCATTGGAGATGTCTCCACCTTTCATTAAAGAACCTCTATTTTTGCATGGCGTATTAGAAACTCCCTAAACAGGTCTGGATCATTCATAGCAGCACTTACATTCTCAACATCAATGTCTTCAGCAAGCTTTACAGTGAAAACCCCGGATTCACCTATGCGATCTTTTACAAACCTAACGTGTTTACAACGGGCAAGAAGACTAAAGTCCCGGCAAGTACAACGAAACTTTTTACTGGAAGAATCATCAGACTGGACTTCACAAACTCCATCTTCAGAAATAAAGAATTGTATAGTCCTCCACAATATGTCCATCATGCATTTTTCCTTAGATCTTTAGCGCCTAATTGAACACGTACAAATGCTTCATATGCAAATGACCCCATTGCTTCTCCATATTGTGCAGCCCATTTTTCACGAAGAAGGTTAGTAGTCACAATAGTAGGAAGACCTTTGTCATACCTAGACCTAAGTATTTCATCAAAGGACGCATCTACGTATTTAGATCCATATTCTTTTCCGAGATCGTCTAAAACTAAAATGCGAACATTAAGATTGTCATTTTTTGAACGACCATGAAGCCCTTCCATCTCTTCATAAAGTTCGCGTTTAGTTTCAGGATCTGCTTCCATAATAGCCTTTTTACGAACTAGAAACTCAGGAAACGTGAGGTAATAAATTGACCTAAAGTTCCTGCTGACCTCAGAACCGGCAGTCATAAAGATCTTACTTGCTTGGTCTTCTGGTAGCCTACGAATAAGTTCCATTAAAGTAACTACAGCATGAGTAGTTTTACCTAGACCAGGACCACCATCAAATAGCAAGCCAACTCCAGTGACACCGATACCACCGAGTTGCTTAATGACACGACCTTCAAGAACATTTGTAATCCACTCCTCGATTTCTTCTGGAAAACTTCCCATTGCTTCTTTGATATCTGAAGGCTCCATTCCAATAAACCTACGAGGAATATTAGATGAAATTGCTATTGCGTGACGTTTATTGCCTTCAAGTTTTGAGACATCATAACTCATTATTTTGCCTTCCTTTGTTCGTACTGTTTCAATGCTAGCCTACCAGGCATAGAGTTGTCAAACCGCTTGCCATCAGATGCATAGACATACTTATTTGAGGTTTCAACTACTGGAGTATTTTCTGGTTGATCTTCTACACCAAGATCTGAAGCTACTGACTGAATATTGTTGGTAATAAAGGTCAAGAACTTGGCGTGGGCATATGCAGGAGCTTGTTTTAAAGAAAGCAAATTACGTTCATCGCCAAAATACTTTTCAAGCAGCTCGTATTCTAGCACTGCTGTAACGCCAAATGTCTTGCGATTCTTAGCTAAAGCGCCCCATAGGCTACGTGTATTAACTACTCCAGGTATGCCTGGTAAAGCCTGATAAACCCGATAAGAAAACTCTGTGGCGATATCTGCAGGTGTCCATTCTTCAATAGGACGACTATGCCTGGTCTTAGGTTCGCGTTTAGAAGGTTTCTTAGTTTGTACAGGTTTATCTTGAATTAGACCTACGCCTGCAAGATCATCGTCATCATTCCAACGATTCACCATTTTTTTGCTCCCTTCCATTAGATACGTAGTATCTAATGCTTTATCTATCTTAATAATTAAAGCTTTATTAGTAGTTGATGTAACTTCAATGTTACTTTGGCTCTGCTGCGCGGAATCGACTGTAACATCTGTGTTACTAAGCAATTGATAAACATTACGATGGTTAAATCCATCCTGACGTTTTAGACGATTAACTTGAATGTAGTTTTGATCTTTTAAAACCTGGACAGCGCGAGAAATCTGCATGCGACTATAGCCAGTAACTTCTTCTAGAATTTTCATAGTAGGATCGGCTACCCCTTTGCTATCAGCAAAGTATTCTAGGGTGAGCAGGACTTTAAGCTCCGACGGTCCTAAAGACAAACGACGAAATTGCTCTTCCTTATTCATTGTGCTCCGATATTAGCGACGTGTAGTTATCACCTGATTTGATGTAGGGCGATTTACAAAGAATACCACAATTAGGGCTATGCAGGAAGCTGCTAACCCAAAAATTATTAATGACCATCCAGTTACACCAAGTAAATAACAGGATACCACATTTAGTGGTAAAGTCAAACTTATCTTTAAAAATTTAGGGCTTAATACCGAACCGGTAAGAGATACCAGCAGTTCTATAATATAAGCAACTGCCATACCAGAGATTAATATGTTTATAAATGAGTCCATTTATGTATTATACACTATTTATGTGTAAACCACATTACCTTGACCGCCACCGCCACCAGTGTATGGATCAGCTGAAGATACTGTTGAGATAGAAGGAACTCCTACAGCTTCAATACCTAAAGCACTTCTAAGCATCCATACTGTATTTAAAGGAACCCAGTCATTTATATGAACTGATAATTCAGATAGTTTTTGATCTTTATTTACATATAGATATGATTTAGATGCGTATTGAGCACCAGACCAAAAAGCACCTTGGTTAGAAAAATCACCATCAAAGTAATCTGTTGCTTTTTGAGATTCCTCTAATTGTGCGTTATCTACTCTAAAAGTTTGAGCTGCTGATCTTGTTCCATAAATAAAAGGAGTTAAACCTGTAGCAATAGATGTAACATATAGAGTAACTGAAAACCTCTTCCAAGTAGTAGTTACACTCATAACAGTAGGTGTCGCGTAATTTACGCCATCATAAAGTCCTAGGTTCAGGGTATAATTATCATTGCCTTTTATATAAATGCTAAATGTATAGTACGAGTTATTATTTGTTATAGCTATAGCAGATGATGTTTTTAAATCAGGAGTAGAAGATGTTGTACTAGATGTTCCAGTAACTACCTTTCCCATTTTTCCAGAAGAAGAATAGGGAACACCTACTAAAGTAGTTGTTTCTAAATTCGTGTATGTACCAGAAGAACTCCAAACACCAGATCCTGAAAAAGTAGGATCAGTTAAATAGTTTATTTTATTTGGGTCAACATAAATGTCTACGCTTCGAGGTTCTATAAAAGAACTTACTGATCCAGGATTAAACTGTATTGCATCTAAATAATACGTTTTAGTTCCTTCAGTTTGAGTAAATCCTAACATAGCAAATTTAGCTTCAGTTTCTTTATTAGTATTTCCTGCGTTTGCTTTATACACTGTAAATGAAGCTGAAGAAGTAGCAAGACCTATTCCAACCGTGGATCCATTTAAACCACTAGATGGCGAAACATCTACTGTAAATGTATTGTCATCAACTATACTTGCAACTCTAGTAGTTCCTCCTAATGTACCAGAACCAGAGGTTATCACAACAGGTTGTGTAACTAACAGTGCAGAGGTATTACCGTCTCCAGTAAAAGTAAATGTTGTTCCACTACTAGTTACGTTTACTAATGATTGCTCATAATACAGAAACGAAAAAGTAATTGAAGTAGAGGTGTATGAGGTAATAGTAAATATTCCTCTAAATGGAACAAGAGTAGATTCAATCCAAATTTTATTGTTTGTAGTGCTATTAAATGTGTGTGTAGAAGGAAGACCCGTTATAGTAACCGTTGTTCCTGTAGCTGTATACCCAGTAGCAGTTACTGAATATCCAGGAGAAGTTTGAGTATAGTTCTTTTTTGCCCAAGTAGTATTCACAGAAATTCCGGAAGAAGAAGACGTGCTTAATAGATTGCCGTAGGCATCACACCATTTAATATAGGGTTTTAAAGTGCCTGTTGTTGCAGAAACTTTTGCATAAAAACTAAATGTATAGTCTTGTCCAGGATTAATAGGTACTCCAGATCCTAGATTTTCTAATTTACTAGACGTTGCTAAGTTAGATCCAAGTCTCCACTCACCTGAAGCAGCCGATCCAGCATCAACTTTAAGTCTATAAGGCGATTGTAAAGAGTACTGTTCAGCTGTCGGTATATCAGAAGAATTTTCAACAGTTAATGTAATATTAGTTGTTAGTGGAGCTCCCGTATACACACGTTTCCAGTTTCCAATTCCTCCTTTATGAAAACTACTATCTTGAGGATTTAAAAGAAGATTGTAAAGACCTAGTTTATTTGTTGTAGTACTGTCCGAAACTGTTGTAGTATAACCTGTAAACGTTTGCACAAATGACTGTAAAGTATCTGCTCCACCTTTTCTTAAAGATAAAGATCTTGCTTTACTGATTAAATCTTTTTTATATGACGTAGCTGAAGTAGAAGTGTTTCGTAATCCAACCGTAGACATTGCAACTGGTACTACATTATCAGGCATATACTTATTTGTGTTTTGTTGAACAGCTAAATCAGCTAATGTCAATATTTCATCATAAGTTAAAGAAAACGCCTTTAAAAACCTATACAGGTCAGAAGAAGTGTCTAATACACCAGAAGAGTTGTTTTCTACACTTGTGTACATTTTAGGAAGTATGTCCATAAATTTATCATGACTGCTTTTTAAAACAGTATTTTTAGATATTACATCATTATGAGCAGCCGGCAATAGTACCGATGTTTTGCCAGCTAATACCCAATCATTAACCATTAATATCCAAATAGTATAAAAGGCATATCTTCCTGGAATTAAAGGAGTATAACTAGAAGGAGAATCTACCCCATCAATAAATGACTCTTGAACAAAACTTCCAATAGCAGGATCATTTATAAACTCAAAAAGAATAGTTCCATCTTCTTGAGTTTCTGAAAACGATTGTTGATTTCTAACCAATCTAAATGCACTATATGGAGCATCATAAGCGTAAATAGTTGCAGAACTTAGTCCAGTAGTGGGAGTAAAATTTACTGTAAATGCTGTGCTACTTGTAATAGAAGTTACTACTGTGTTTGATGCAAACACTCCTGTTCCAGCAGTTACTGAAACTAACTGACCTACTTTTAAACCAGTAGTACTTGATACTGTTATGCTAGTAGTGGACCCAGAACCACTAGTCATGGTTACGTCAGCAGCAGGATACGTTGCAGGTTTATCCCATGTAACTTTTATAGAAGATGAGCTTAAGGCAACTGCTGTAACTGTTCCAGCAGATCTAGTAGATAATGAAGTACCCATATTTTTCCTTATGCACTTCCGCCATCAATGTAATTGCCATTACTATTTCCTTTACCAAAAAGACCTATCCAAACAGGATAAGAAGGGTCTCCACCTTCAAACATAGCCCAGACAGCCTGATTAATTTCAGGAACGTATCTTTTTATTCCCGAAGACTCTTTTTCCCATGCCCATTCAGATACGTTATCATGAAGAACTTGTGGAATCTTTAACTTCAATCTTCTTTGACCAAGAGGGTCATTGTCATCAATAACAACTCCTCTATAGATTCCATAAAATCTTCTATTTCCATAAAAATCTTGAATCATATTATGCAGATCTTACAATAGTAATTCCATATGTTGTTTTAATTCCAGTAGTAGGATTTGTTACTACTACTGAAGTAGTGTTTAATCCTAGACTTATGCTTAAAGTTACAGCTACAGTAGAAGTAGTCACTGATCCTCCAACAGTAATAGTAGCTGAGGAATCTGAACAAGTAGGAGTAATAGATATTGTTACTGAACCAGAACCAGTACCTACAGCAGTAAATGTGTAAGCAAGTGTAGATCCTGCAAATGTTGGTGATATAGAAACTGTTCCTGTTGAAACTGTTGCAGATAATCCAGATAGCAGTGTTCTTCCTGTAGTAGTTACAGATCCAGTTAGTTTAGCCTTAGATACGACAAACACTTCTCCTTGATTCCCAGTAAGAGATGCCGAGTCGGATCCTCCAGTTATTTTTAAAGTAGTAACAGAAGAACTAGTTACGCCTGTAACAGAGTTCATTTCTTTTATAAGCATGTCTTTAGAAATGTACCCAGCAATCGCTGCATTTTGATACGAGAACACATTTAACAGTCTATCTTCAATAGCTGTTTGAACATCAGATGTTGAGTACCCAATAGAAGGTGTGAATGTGTATACAATTTCTAAAGGAGAATAGTACACAGGACTTACAGTTGTAGTTACTCCAATTTGAGTATAATCAGATAAAGCTGAGTATACGCTGCTAACTAAAGTCTGCATTTCTGTTGTAATAGTGGTGTTATCGGATGCCCATCCAGGATACAAATCTGTTGTGTTTAAGTTACTTGATTGTGTATATCCTGAATCTCTTTTAGGAGCAACAAATACGCTTACTGAAGAATAGTCTAATGAATACGCCTTTGCTTTTCCTAAATTAGCCGCTAAAAAGGAAAGTCGCTCATAGTCACTTAAAGTTACAGCACGTTGAAATCCTGCTGAAAGCTTAGAGGCGTTATCTCTAATTGAAGCATTACTTTCGGGATGAGCTCCACCGATAGCTTCATCTTTATTTGTAACAGTAATGTAAGGAGTAAAAGAAGAAACATCAGAGTACCCAGGAACATATGCTAAAGGACTTGTAGTGGTACTAATTGTTTTTTCAACTAGATTCCCATAAACCCCATCGCCTAGATTATATGCAGCATACAACCCATTTCCATATATAGGAATTGCACCAGAAATTCCATCCCCAAATACTATTACATAGTAATCATTCTCATCAAGGTACTTTGTAAATACTCGATCATTTTTGCCGTACAAACTTAGGTCCTCAACTTCAGTCCATTTTACAAATGTGGTACCATCTTTTATGTAAACTTTTAATGATGAATCAATAACGGAATTGTCATTTAAAGTATAAGTTTGGTTTGCTTCTCCAGTAGTCGTTGCTACTTTTAAGACGTTAACCCCTCCAGCATCCTCAGTTGTCTTTACAGTAGCAATGTCATAGCCTTGAGTAGCATTGCACAAAGAAAGGTTGCTTGATACTGTTCTGCCTGCAGGAATAGTGATAGAAGCGTCTGTTGAAAACTTTATTCTTTTAATCTCATCATTATACACAACGTCAGCATACACAACAGTTCCTGCTGGTAATGTTAATGATGATCCTTTTGAATTTCCAAAACTCAATACCGTAGTAGAAGAACGATATCCTGCAACAGTATACCCGCGTTCTTTAGCATATTTTAAAAGGCTACTTCTTTGAGTAGCAGTACTAATAAAAGATTCATTTGCAACTCTATCAATATAGTAATTAGCTATGTCGCCCATATAAGCAAACGCTTCTATTAGTGTCATTCCAAAATCTGCAGGATCATTTCCTAACCAAGCAGGTATATTTGCCTTTACTCTTGTAATCATGTCTTGACGTAAAGAGTAAAAATCTCTACTGGTGTAATCAATTGCAATAGGTAGTTTTTGGCTGGCATCTGTCATAGTAGCTCCTGAGAAGGTAATTGATTTCCAGAAACAGCGACTGCACCTACAGTTGTAGTTGCTGTTTCATTATTAGGAAGAGCATATACTACTGTTACATATAAGTAACCTTGAGTATTTATATTAGAAATTGACACGGACATCAATTCAATTGTTGGTAACCATTTAGCAAATGCTTCTTGTATAAATGGCTCTATGTTATTTAAAGAAAAAGTCTCTGTATTCCAAAAAGCCTCATTTATACGAGATCCAAAATCAGATCTCATTACTCTTTCAGTTACAAATGTTCCAAGAACAGCCGTTACTTTATTTGACCAAATTGTTTTTTGATCAGTAACAGTGGCTATAGTACCTGTTTTTGATATTCTAAATGGAAACTCTATTGTAGCTTCTTTTGAATCAGTTATCATTTAAATCCTTTTTAGAGTAGTCACCCATCGGTATGGAGTTCTTTCAAATCCTTGCATTGATTGAGATACAAGATTAGACGGTGTTTGTAGTACTGTTGTGTCTGATTTTAAAGCTATCGCATCTAATGACAAGATATCCTCAGTATTAACAATACCAATAATGTCTGGATTTGCCTGTCTAAATTGGTTTTCATAATTGACCCCTGTGCCATCCGTGATAGCCATAATGTCTACAGTATAAAGACCGTTTCTTACAAAGGTGTGAGTAACTTCTTTTACAATCCAATACCCATCAGTCAAATCGCCTGTATTTTTTACATAGATAACTGTATATGGTCGGACTCTTGGATCGCCTTTTCCTTTTAAATAAGCAGGTAAATTAAATCTAGTTAAAGAAGCATATCCTTCTGACGCACTTAAAGAATCTTGAACAGAGTACGCAACCTGGTCACTTCTATATTCTGAAAAGTACACATCACTAACGTTTTTCCTTAAAGGAGTGCCTAAAGTTTTAGGGTTAGAACTAGCTTGAACAATCTCTCCTGTAATTGGATTTACTCCAGAAACTATTTTTTCTGATCTATAAATAAGCTCATCTTCAATAAGTTCTCCATTTAAAACTTTAAACTCATCTAATGTTTTAGTTAAACTATCATATGATGATTGGGCTAAAGGGTCAGAAAAAGAAAACACCGGGGCTTCTTGGACAGTTTGATCGATTAGTTTATCAAAGGGTCTAAAAATCAAGTTTGTTCCATCAGCATACACACCATACCCAATTTTGCCAGCAAATTCATTTATCCATTCCCAATAGGAATGTCCTGCTACTACTAGCTGCTCAAATTTTCTAGGGTGATTTTCTCCAATAAAATTTAATCCAAATTCTTCAGCTAAAGACCTTACAACATCAGTAACTGTGACATTAGAAAATACCCGTGTAACTGCTTCTTTTAAAACAAAGGATGCACCAACACAATAAACTTCCATTGTTCTAATTTTGGCAGATACAACAACTTTAGAAATAAAAGAGACATACCCATACCAAGTTTTTTCTAAATGGTTTTGTGTCCATTTAAACTCAATTGGTACTCCTGTTTTTAAGTTTTCAAACCACATATCGCTAGTAATAGAAAACCTTAATACTAAAATGTCATGAGTATTTTGTTTTTGAACTAACTCTGCATAGGTAGGTGTTTTTTGAATAGAAGGAATAGTTGGAAAAGATATTTTATAACTACTGCCTCTTCGTGATTTTAAATTAGATTTACTAAGCATTAGGAACCCTTAATGGCGTTCCAACTGGAATAGTATGTGGATTACTAATTTCTGGATTTAAATCCATAAGTTTCCACCATAAAGAAGAAGACCCCAATAGTTTGGCAGAAAGAATGTCTATTCGATCCGCACTTGTCCATACATAAATTGAAAACTTATAGGTCTTTGTAGGAAACGTTCTAAAAACAGTTATATGATTATTGCCTGTTCGTGCGTTGTTAGCATAAGTAATTTCGCCTGTGGCATATCGACTATCTGTGTATATCATTTTACGTTCCTTCTGAAGGTGCAATAGGATCGGCTATTCTTCCGATACTAACTCCTACGTTAGTAAAAATAGGCACCATTCGTTCATCAAATAGTACGTGAGATACATTTACCTGACTTACTAATCCTAAGTATCTTAAACTATATCCTAAGTGGATTTCAACTGGTCCAGCTGAAATGTATCCCATATCAGATGTAAGACCATCTACTTTTGCATTTCTTTGAGAAAAATACGATTTGTAACCATACCCTAAAATTGCTCGTAACAAGTACTCTACATCATACATAGTACCTTTAGTAAAAATATCTTCTTGTTCATTTGCGTCTGGCATTCTAGGATAATACAATTTATCAAGTTTTGCATATTGAGGCAAAAGCTTTTTGGTAGTTTTATCATAGTACTTCATATCAAACATTCGATTTATTAAAATATTGAAACTAATTGTTGATTGTGTATTAGGGGCACCAGCAACGTTAAACTCATCCACACCTGCTTTTTGCATATTTGGGTCTTGTCCAAGCCAACCAGAGTAAGTTAAATCTATAGATGCAGGATTGTATAAAAATTGAAACGCTGAAACTGATGTAGTTAATTTTTGGCTATTACCAACAGTCCCATCACTTGTATCTCCTATCAAATTTATCGCATCTTTTTTAGAAAGAGTATTTTGGTAGCTTTTTCTCATCCATGGTTGAATCATGCCTTTATTAGCATTCCCATCAACCCATAATTGAGAAGCGTTAGTAATAGCTGAAGGGCTATTTGATTTTTGCCAAGTAGTGAGCTCTTTAATGAACCCACTTCTACTAGTAAAATATGCTTCTTTTACACTGCCAACATTGTATTTAAACCCCGTTATATCTACAAGACTTAAAGTACCATCCGCATTCTGTAGATCAAATCTAGCAGCACCTCGTTCAATGATTGCTTCGTACTCTGCTTGTCTAACCCTAAAGTTGTGAAGAGTTTGACGTTTTTTATTTATTTCAAATACATACCACCAAACCTCAGACCTTTTTGATCCAACTTCAAATCTAGTATTATCTTTGGTCGTAGTATTATACCCTCCTTGATTACGTTTTATACCCGGATTTAATTTAGAACCATATTTTGAAACCCATTTTTGAACTAAAAAGCCAGGTGCATTTTTATCTCTTGCTGCTGATAGTTCTACTTTATTAGCTGCAGTTACAGTAGCTAACTCAGGAGCATTAGGAGGAGTTAAAGTTGGATACATGCTGTCTTTCCATCTCCAATCTTCTAGAACAAGCTCCCAATGAGCATCGTCTCCTACAAATTGAGGCTTAAAAGCACCCTCCTCAACAGCTACTTTTACTTTTCCTTCTAATCCACCTATTTCATTACTGATCTTTGAAATAGCAGTTTTAAGAGCTTTTAGTAGTTTTGTAGCATCATTAATCTCGTCTAAAGTTGGAAGAGCCATTATATCCTACCCATCGCACTCATTAAGTTATCCTGTTCAATATATTCCTTGACTTTTTTAGCAAATATTTTAGCTTCAGCATCAGTGGCTTGTGCAATACTAAGGTTAATAACTACATTATTTGATGATCGGCTACCTGATTGGTTACCTTGAAGTAATGACGTGCCTAAACCACTTGCTCCTCCAATAGCTAAATAGTTTTTAGAAGCATTAACTGAAGTGTATTTTCCTGATAATGGGTTATCTATTCCTATAGTAGAAGAAGATCCACCACCTGTATGATAGTAGTCTGTACTACCAGTGCCCGATAAGGCACCACTTGAAAAACTTATTTGGTTTGATGCAGAGAGAGATACAGGCAGTCCTATTTGAGTATTTTGACCAGCAGCATTCCCAGAATCGCCATTACTAGTATTGTCAGTTGTTCCATCAGGAGTAGTAGCAGCAGGAGGTTCACCATCAATTAAGTAGTTGTGAGGGTTTACTCTTTCTGTTCCTTTCCATACTTCAAAGTGCAAGTGCGGACCATCACAGTTAGTTCCTGTTCTACCAGATTTAGCAATAGGAGTTCCTTGTTTTACAACAGTGCCATCTGCTACAAGGAACCCACTTAAGTGACCATATTGAGTTTTATAAGTCCTGTCACTTCCATTATCTGTCCACCATAGAGTAACGGTTTTTCCTAATTCAGAACCGGCTCTATCATGAGTATGAACCACCCCATTATGTGCCGCAAGAACCGTAGTTCCTTCAGGAACATCCCAGTCAACTGCTTTGTGCAGTCCATCTGGTTTCCATCTTGCGCCTTTAGTATGCCAGTCAGCGATAATTCTTCCACCACGAACTGGTTTTATACATTTAAATTGAGCACTTGTGTTTTGTTTTTTAGCGTTTGATGCTGCAACGCCACCACCACCACTAGAGTTAGATCCACTAGGTGTTGGGGCAGAAGGCTTGCCAATACTACTAGTAAGACCGCCACCTCCACCTCCACCAGAGTATCCACTTGCAGAAGCAAAACTAGACATTCCTGATGTTGGACTTGGCATACCTATGCTAGAAGTGGATCCTCCACCACCAGCTAACCCACTAAAGAAATCTCCAACTGCTCCTAAGAATCCGGCACCCGCTCTATGTCCTGTAAATGTCTGCACCCCAGCCTTTAAAGAACCAAATGTTGCAGCTAAATCACCAGCAGCATCATTCAACATAGTCAGTCCATTTACAGCTGCATCAACACCTGTTTTGTAAGCACCTTCAGCCTTACCCATTTGTTTTGTATCTGATGCTGCAAGTTTATACTGAGATAGCATTGGATTATCATTTGCAAGTTTATCCATTTGTTCAGTATCAGCAAAGTCAATACCTTTACCCGTCTTTGCTTTACTTAGCAAATCTTGAATAATCATTTGCTGCTGTAGCTCATCAAATCCAGAGTTTTGTAATGATGCGCCAAGAGCTCCTCTATGATAAGAATCTAAAATTCCTTGAACGGTATGCTTTCTGCCTCCACCAACTAAATTTTCAAATTGACTTGCAACGTCTTTAAAGTCAAGCATCTTTCCAGTTACTGGATCAGAAGTATTAATACCAAAGTTTCTCATTAAAGTAGCAGAAGTCGCACCACTAGTTAAATCTGCCATAGATTGTGCAGCTACTGAATTGTCCACATTCATGTATTTTGCAAGACCAGATACTTGACGAAGATTGCGCATATATACGCTATTAGGATCAGAGCTATAAGCGATACCACTACTAGCCATGATTCCAGCAACTTGCATATCTGCACCAGCAGAAGTAAGACCGGTTCCCATCATAGCCAAGCTATTACGCTGCATACTTGCACGGAATTCATTATTGCCGCCAGACATGCCATTCATAATAGCTACATTGTAGCCCTGACTCATACGGCTCATTGTGGCATTAACATCAGGCATCATATTGCCGATATTACCAGCAATCTTTAACCCAGTACCTGCTGCTTGCATAGCAGCACCAGCTATACCTATTTTGCCTTTGCCAAAGTTTTGGAGACCGCCTCCAATACCGCCCATAAAATTACTAAAGCTTGCGTCTGATCCACCCATACTAAATGAGTTACCGACACCAGTGTTACCTGCCCCAGTTCCCCCACCAAAAGCGCTGCCTACTCCAGAGGCAGTTTTATTTAACTTTTTAAAGGCAGTATCAATTTTTTGAACTATATTTAAAAAACCAGTGGCTTTTTTAGTAGCAAGGTCTAAGCTACCTGAAATATCTTTTTCAGCCATTCTTCACAACCTTTCCGTATTCTCTAGCAACTTCTAGCCAATTCAATCTTTCTCTAGGAGAAAGTTCTTTTATCTCTTTTAAAGTCCAGCCTGGATATGCATCTACTAGCGTTTTCCATTGAGTCATTAAAACCAGATAATCAAATAGTTTACTAATATCGAAAGATAGTTCCAAGGTTAACTGGAACTACCACCTTTCCGCCACAGTTCGGGCAGTCTATCTCAGTATCTTCAAATTGTGGACCAGGGGCTCGTTTTGCTATTTCTTCGACAACTAATTGTCTGTCAGGAATACTCATTCCTTTAATTTGGTTTCTGCTAATTACTGGAGAATCATTTATCTCAATAATGCACTTTTCTAAAAGAATAGTCTTAATCTCTGCATCTGTTTTATTAGGATCAACACTAATCTCTTTTTGTGCACTTCCAGTAGGAAGAGTAACTAGATAACGGTTTGTTTTTCCAAATACCTCAAACACTCTTTGATTAACTGGATCTGCTAACGTCTTGACTTTCAAATCCTCATTTAGATTAAAAGCAACTGTCTTATACTCTTTGCATCCTATACAGTACGCATCTATATTTGCAAAATTACCAAAGGTAGCTTTGTAAACTCCAAGAACAAGTGTGTCTCTATCTCCAATTAAAAGATCATCAAGAATCTCTTCAGTTACAGAAAGTTCTCCAATTTTTACAACTCCCCTACTTAATACAGTAGACCAAGTTTTAACTAGAGTATCTGCTTTAGATAAAGCTTCTTCATCAGCACCAGTTAATTCTCTAACTTCAACTTCTGTACGTAGTTTTCCATCTGATCCAATATAACCAGATGGAAGAACTACGACATTATTAGAAGGAGGAATTATTCTTGCCGGTTCTACAGGTTGTGGTTTGTCCGCAAGTGCTTGTTCAACTAACGAATTAGCTAAATCAGGATTAGCACCAGCATTAACGGTGTTTAGTTCAGTCACGATTTGTACTCCTTATGTATGTATTTAGAACTTAGCGCTAGCAGTTGTCTTTAGATCAGGTGCCCAGTTAACATCGAATCCTTCGTGTACAAGGCTAAGCTGTTCTACCAAGATAGCATTGTCACCAGCGTTTAGATCTGAGTAAGCTACCGAGGTGGGCCAAGCATTGTATACTTGGAATCTCATGGCAACATGGTCATCATAGTTAACAGTGTTTCCACCACCAGATCCAGCGATAGGGTGAGATAGCACAGCGATCTCAATATCACAACGGAAGTTAGTAGTTTGATCTGCCTTAGCTGATCCACCTTGAACAGTAGCAAACAACTGTCTCATCCAGTCCCAGTGTTGCTTAGTTCCTAGAACCACACCACGCTGTAGTGTTAGTGGGCTAAATGAACTCTGACCTGGAATCTGGTGAACAGTGGTGTTGTAGCCACCTTCACGGTAAGGGATGCTGTCAGTGGTTACTGATAGACCTGATACTGAAGTAAATCCTACAGTAACCTTTTTAGGGGTTGTCAACCAGGTTGCATCAGTTGGAACTAGAGGTTTAAAAGTAACTAAAAACCTAAAGTTTCTTATTGGATCCGTCTCTAGTGTAGAACGGTTATTTATAATTGTTGGCAATTTAACTCCTTAATTAAATAGTAGTCATTTGACTTAGGTTAATTACGATAAATTCAGCAGGACGTTCAAGCGCCACACCTACTTCAACGTTAACAATACCGGCAGCAATGCTAACAGCATCATTGTTTTCTGCGTCACATTTGACATAGAAAGATTCTTCCGTAGTTGCACCACGTAATCCACCCTGGTTACGATAGTCATTTAGGAAGGCTTCAATAGTGGTTCTAACACGAGTCCACAATGTTTCGCTGTTGTTTTCAAACAAAGCAAATTGAGTTAGTACTTCCATTTGACGCTTAACATAGAACAGAGAACGACGAGTACTAATATACTTGCTAACTGTTGAAGAAGTTTTGAAGGTTCTAGCACCCATTGCAACAATACCAGCACCAGGAAGGTTTCTAATAGCATTGACTGGGTTGGTAGCTGCAGCAAGATCATCTAGATTAGAAGAAGTAAACGCAGTTTCTAGAGCAATAGCACCAGAGATCTTTGCACTAATACCAGCAGCTGACTTAAATGGTCCAGCAACTCTATCAGTAGATAGGATCAATCCAGCCATAGCACTTGAAGGTGATGCCAGTCTAACTGCAGATGAGCTTGATGCTTTGTTGTCTGCAACATAATAGTTAGGGAAATACATACCAGCATATGATGATGCAGTTAAAGTATTGCCCCAAGTAATCGCATTTGCTACAGTCTTTCCTGAAGGAATGTCTAGAACTACAAACACCTTTCCATTACTTTCAGCCCAAGATGTTGCAGCATTTTGAACTGTTTGAACGTTTCCTTCTGTAAAAGAAGTAGTGACTTGGTTTACTAGTTCTGGCATAAAGAATACTAGTGGACGCTCCAATACATCAAATTCCTTTAGAGTTGCGTTTGAAGTTCCAGTGTAATCAGATGCTCCAGGAGCAGAACCATCAGTTCCACCAGACAGTACAAGTGGATTTGTATATGCTGGACGAATGTTTGTGTAGTAAGGAGCACCAGTAGATCCACCTATAGAAGTTGTTTCATCTAAAGATAGGTAAGATGACTTTAGGCTTAAAATAGTTCCTAGGTAGTCACTTGACAACTTGTTGTTAAATACAACGCTGTTATAAGTTTCTAGAACTAAGTCATTTGCAAAAACATCTGGTGATTCTGGATCATTAGTCTCTTTACCAATAACAACGTTCCAGTAGTCTCCATACACAGTTAAAGTAGCTCCAGTAATGTTTGAAGTAGTTCCTGTAAGGCTAGTATTTACAGTAATAGTAGTGCTGTTAGTTGTTGCAACTGGAAGTTCTACTACGTTAGCAAATCCAGTAGAGTTTGTAGGTGTACCAGATAAAGTTACAAACTGACCAGGAATAATAGAGCCTGAAGTATTGTCTACAGCAATAGTAACTACGTTACTTGCATAGCTAATAGTTCCAGTAGTCTTAGTAGCAAATACTACCGGAGTTATCTGAACTCTGTAAAGGTTAGCTTCAACTCCTTTTGCCTTTGCAACAAAACGAGTAGCATTTCCTGCACCAAAAGTCAATGTACCACTTACAGAGCCAGAAGAAGCCTGTGAAAGAGTAAGAGCAGTCCCAGAAATTGCAGCAACATAAGTAGAAGCAGCAATATTTGTTCCAGTAATTGACATACCTACAGTAATTTGAGGAGATGCCGCGCTTAATGTAAGAGCAGTACTTGCACCGCTTGTCGTACCAGTTAGACCTAAGTTGTTTAGGTTTATAGCAGCCTTTGTTTGTCCAGGAACAGAGGTTTTTGCAAAAGCAGCCCCATTAGTTACACGACGTACATAAAGCTCATTTCCACCATTTTGGAAGAAATTGTTGACACCATATGTTGCAGGATATAGTGAATTCATATCACCAAAAGTAGTTGCAAAGTCATACCAAGAAGTTACTCTTGTAATAGTCTCTGGACCCTTTTGGAAGTAACCAATACATGCACCTGCAGCATCTGCAGTTCCAACACTGATTACGGGTGTTGGTAGATCGCGTTCATTTACATAAACGCCAGGACGTGAATACGTCATAATAGTCTCCTATAAGTTAGTTATTCTATATATTGTTGTTTAGTTACGGAATAGTAATCGAACCGAAGGACCAATAATCAGGATTGTCAGACCTACCTGTAGTGTTGGCAGGACCATAAGTATTGACTTCTTGCACTTTATAGTATATCGCTGCAGTTTCCTGTGTAATTTCGCTAGAAACACGTACAGTAATTGCATTTACAAACAAGCGCTTTGCTTGCTCGGTTACGTCTCTTTTAGAAACGTTAATGACGTCTAGACGTCTTAGAGTGCTAGTGTTGGTAGTAGTGCTACCATCCACTTCTGTTTTCTCTAGTATTTCTAGCCAGCCAAATCTAAATGGTAATCTTGTAAACAAGATCTCAGACATTAGTTCTCTATCATGTCTTGGATGACGAGCATAAGTAGTAATTTGGTAGTCAATACTTACCGGGATTGGTTTAGGAATAACAAACGTATGAACTTCTGGATCAAAAGTAACAGTATCTCCATTATCATTTACAAATGTTTCAGGGTATGTCATATACTCAGGAGATACAAGACCTCTCTGCTCACGATCCACTTCTCTAACTACATCGATCATGTCAATAGTAATGTATGGATAGTTTTGTGTTCTAAGTTCCTGGTCAGGTTGTCCAAACCAAACACCAACAGCTCTAGGAACATCATCGCCTGTCGCTTTTTGGTCATGTACAACTATGCCCTCAAGTAGTTTTCTAAGAGCCTTATCTTCTGAAAGTAAAAACGTCATAGCTTACCCTCAGTAATTCTGGAAATACTTTTTAAGAAAGTCGATTCCATAGTGTGGGGTCTGTTATTAAATTTTCTAAGAACTGCTGTAGGAGGCGTAGATTCAGTCCCATATTCTAAGTCATGTACTGATTTTGAATGCTGTTTTGGAATATGCACTTTAAACTCATGCCCAGTATGTACGACAAAAAGGCTATTAGCAATTTCTGGATGCCAGCCATGATCAAGGGCACTTTGACGTAACTCATACGTCATAGAACGTGCAGTTTCAGCTGCAGCTTGTGGAAAAGCGTTTAAAACGTGCTTCACTTCTTTTTCTTGCCAATCGATTCGGGTCTAGCAAATTCTGCGTTTATATAACCTGCGATCATTTGAGCCATTAAAGCTTCTTGTCGGTTATTTGGTCGATATGCCGAGGCTCCACGATGAAACTTTAACCGTTCATCGAATAGGTAGTAGTCGTTGACTCTATCCCACCATGGCTTGACTTTTTTAGCAGACACTTGCAAAATCCCCAATCGAGGCGCAGATTCTATATAGCAATATAGGCAGCAGTTCGCACGAACTACTACAGATCTAGAATAAAAGAAAAGCCAGCACTTGGCTGGCTAAACTTTAATAAATAGTTACTTCTTGACGCTTTTACCTTTACCGCCAATATTAGAACCTTTAGGATGAAGTTTAATACTCATCGTGTAATCGCCAAAATAGAAATCTTAGGGGTACCACTAGCTGCAATTGCATAAAGATCTTCAGTTGGAAGAAGACTATCAATAGTCACGGTTGTACCACCAGCAAGAGAGATTCCATAAGCAGTAGTAGAAACTGATGACGTTCCTAGGTACACTACTATTCCATTACTTGCTTCAGTGTTTTGAATAATCAAGCTAGAATCAGTCCAAGTATAAGCAGTTCTACCAGTGGCAGTTCCGGTTACAGTTGCACCAGTAGTAATTTTGGTAGCGGTAGAGCTAGAAAGAGTAATTATATTTTGAGATATAGCCATTATTTTTTACCTTTGATTTTTCTAGCCAGTGCTTTGTCTTTTTTGATGTCTTCCTTTTTGGAAGGCTTCTTAGCATCCATCTTCTTGTCAGCAGCTTCGAATTTCTTTTTCTGAGCAGGAGTCATGCCTTTTTCAAGTTTTTTGTCTTGTTTCTTGTCAGCTTTTGAATCTGTCCAAGACTTCTTACAGTCAGCACATTTGCCACAACTGCATTTTTTTGTTTTAGCCATTACTATCCTTAATATTCAAGATCTTTTTGATATTTTTCAGGTTCAAATGGGTCAGGAGCATTGTAGCCATAAATAGGCACTCTAGTTCCTGCAGCATATTTCAATCCTGCTGTTAAGTCTACTTTATTAGGACCGGTTTTTCCTTCTAAAGGATCAAAATTTAATTTGGCTACTACCTGGTCATATAAAGGCGTAGCTATAGTGGTCCTTAGTGTAAAAGGAGCATTTCTAGTAGGAGCAACAGGAGCCGTTTCATTAGTAGCACTGTGCTTACCACGTAAGTTAGCTTTACGTTCTTTTCTACTCTTTGCCATCTTTTTTACCACACTTGCAGGTTTCACACTTACACTCAGGCATTATCTACCAGTATCCTTTCTAATAATGTTCTTCATTTCGCTAGGGCTTTTAAAAATCTGACTTCCAGTTGATCTACCTTGTTTCATTCCTGATCTTATATTTTTACGAACTACTGCTTTTGCCCTTAGTTTCATAAATGGACCCATTTGAATTCCATTTAAAACTTCTTTTAAATTATGGTCTGCACTGTTAGCAATGCCTTGAGTTTCTCTAATTCCTTGCTCATCCAGACTAACTTCCGCAGACTTTGCAATCCCTCTCATTATACCTGCTGTTTCAGCAGCTATAGGAAGAACATGTTTAATTCTACCTCTTGCGATCTTTTTAGCGTATTTGTTACTTGCCATGTTTCTTTTTTCCTTTGAGACGTTTTGACATAGCAGCCGCCTTTTTTTTAGCATCTGCCTTAGATGAAGCACCCCAAGCTTCAAGACTCAAAAGAAGTCTAGTAGGCTCACCATCAGGTTTTCTTTCAGGACCTGGCATATTTCCCATTCTTGCCAAGAAAGAGGCTCTACGAGGATTGTCGCCCCGTTTTACGGGTGGTTTGAGGTTGTGCCCCTCCTTCTTTGCAGAAGCACGTCCTTTGGCGTTCAAACCGCCTTTAGGGTTCTTACCTTCTTTACGTTGCCATGCAGGTGTTTTAGACATTCCGCTTTCCTTTGCTAATCTCAGGATGTTTCTTGTGGTATTCCTTGGTAGCCTTAACGCCTTGCTTAACAGTCTTGGCACCAGCAAGTTTAGTGAGGTTCATGCGTTCTTTCTTACCAGATCTACTGTTTTGCTCGACAATAATGTCGCCTTTATTACCAGCACCACGGTCTTCTTTTTTCTTAGTGACCTTATGCTTTAGTCCACCAGCAGTTATTTTAGCCATTACTTTTTCTTTCTAGCAACAGCCATATTGTCTACAAGATTAGGGTATGGACGACCGGCAGCACGTGCTCGTGCCTTAGCTTTAGATTCCTGTTTTTTAGACAGATCTTTATGCTTTTTCTTGGGATTTTTCTTTTCCCATACCGGTTTACTTGTTGCCACTTCTACCTGGTCTCTTTGTCTTTGCTGGTTTAAGTAAAGCTGCTTTTGCTTTTCTGTGCTTTTCTTGCAAAGCATGAAGATCGTACGCTTGTTTGGCAATCAAAGCTTCCAATTCTTTACTATGAAGGTCATCTAAAGAAGCAGTCATGCCTTTAGTTCCACCACCATTTGGATAGAACTGTGGCATTTTGGGGTTAATTTTAGTGCTACTCATTTCTTTTTCCTTGATGTCTTTTTCTTTACTTTTTCAGGAAGTTTCTTTTTACCAGTATGCTCTTCCCATTTTTTAGCCATTTCAGGATCATTAGCATACATCCATCTACGTTGAGCTTTAGATTTAAAAGGCATTAATGCTTTACCCGTACTCTAGTAACTTTTTTAGGACCACTACCCATAGTGCCATACTTTTTGTGCACATTTTTAGAGGCAACATCATGCTCACCTTTAGAAATTACGCCCTTGTGGTAATCCTTAATAGAAGATTTACCTTTTCCATTTGTATGCTTTTTAGCTGTATGAGCTTTTACTTTTGTCATTAGAGTCCTAACTGTTTAAAGTTCTTATATCACCAGAAGATGAAGATGCATATTTTTGAAACTGAGGATCATTAACAAGCTCCTCTGAGTTCATCTGGTTGCAGTCAATAGTAACTACTGAAAATCTAGTTCCAAAAGCACCACGAGGAAGTACACGCGCAGGTACGAATACTTCATCTCTATATATAATTCTATCTTTAATATGGTTGCTTGGGTTGGTTAAAAGGCTAGGAAGTAGTCTTTGAACATCTCCTACGTTAATAACTAAACGTAGAGTATCAGTAACATAAAAACCACGTTCATTCATGACGTTGGTAGAACGAATTAATTGAGCCATAACTACTGGAAAGTTAAATGGTAGCATCCACCTACGACCTTTAGTAGGTACAGAACTAGATACATCATAGATATCATCTACGATATCATTATAGTTTTCTTCTAAATAGTAATCTTGCCATCTAAACCAGCTAACCTCTGTACCTACAGTGCCACCAAGATCTTCAGCAACACCTTCATACATGGATTTAGCTTCATAATCCATACCAAATCTACCTTGAATATCTGAACTTCTCATATAAATCCTATGCTATTTGGTTTACAGTTAATCTTACACTAGGAGCCGCTGGTCTTGTTGGGCTAGTTCCAGCAGGTTGATAAGCTAATGATACGCTAGTAGATTCTGTAACCCAAACAAGCTCAACGTAATCATTAGCAACAAATGGCAACGTGTAGGTAAAGGTTCCTACTATAAACCCATTGTTATTAGTACCTTTTTGTTTAGGCACATCTATCAAATTCATTGTGTAATCCATATTACCAGTAGAACCACTTCCATTACCATTTTTTCTTAACCACATTTTAGCTAGTTTAGTATTGGCGGAATCTGTATTTGTTAATTGAACTGACCAAGTTAGTTTATATAGTCCCGTATAGTTGAATTGTATTTTACTTGTAGTTGTTAAGTCAATCTCATTATGATCTATAGTTGTATTGTATGTAACTGGAGTTATAGCTGTAGTAGAGCTAGCTTGATCTGTTGTATCAACAAAAGATCCATAAAAAGGAGTGTTTTGATATGGAAGTATACTCCATGTACTAATTCCATCACCTATTTTAGTCCTATTTGTTTCAATTTCTAAACCAGGTTCACCACTAGCTAATATAGGGTTTACTGTTGCCCAATTAGAACGAGTGTCTCTTCTGATCTGTATTAACGTATCTCTAGGCATTTAATTTAGACTCTAACTCTTCTATTTTAGATACAAGTAATACCAAAATATCATAGGCAGGATAACCCTCATTTGCCCACTGCTCAAGAAGTTCTTTTATTTCATCCATTATGCCCATGTTCCTACCGTTGTTACGGTTCCATTACCAATAGGAGTAAGTTTAAACACAGTTCCAGATTGAACTGTCCAAATGTTGTCAGAAGCACCTACTTGAGACGTAGCCAAAGATGGGTAAATCTTTGCAGTACCAGTTCCAGTAACACGAATGATACCTTTAGCCTGAAGAAAGTTGTATCTTGAACCAGTTGAAATAGCAGCAGAAAATGTAACGCTACCAGTTGTTCTAACCCTGCTCAAAGTGGTAGCAGTAGTAAAGTTAGTCGTGTTACTTCCATAGTCTACAGTTTGAACAAATGCCACAGTTGGAGATAAAGAAACAGTAGATGAGGTAATTGTATAAGTTCCAGTTACCCCAGTTTGAGTTACATACTGGTGCTGAACTGTTGTATAAAACTCAAATTCATAAGTTGTACCAGCAGCAACGGTTATACCAGTAGTAGCCCCACCCAGCATACTTTTAGCGGCACCAGAAGCAGTAAAGTCTGGTCCGTAATCAGAACTAGAAGCGTAATAATAACTTTGGTTTTTTAATGCTCTACCTGTAGTGGTATTTGAAGTCTGATAGAAAACAGTTCCGTCAAACTCAACCGCACCAAGAGCAGCAGATGGGGTTATGCTAGAAAGGGTTAATCCAGAAGTAGTTAGGTTTCCAGCATAAGACAACTTGGTGCCGTCATACCCAAAAGCGTTGGTGTCTCCACCAAAACGAATGTATCCAGAGGTAGATGCTTGCTGACCTTTTAGAGACATAGTATTGGCAACGTTAATGTCACCAAGCCAAACATCATCTCCAACTTTAAAGTTTGTTCCATTACCGTTATTAGTAGAAAGAACTTGATCTCCAGTAATAGTACCGTCAGCAGTTATTCCAGTTTTAAATGCTCTTGCCATGAATTAATCCTAGCCAATAATTACAATTGTGTACGCATTCAGTGCAGGTGTAGTTGCAAAAGTAACAGTAGTAGTTCCACCGCTGGTTGAGGTGTTTACAACATCGACATCTACAAGAGCTCCAGTTGAACTATCAAATACTTGAACAATTACCCACTGACCATAACCGTGGTTAATAGTGGTGCTTAGTGAGTTGGCACAAGTAGTTCTGTAATAACGAGTTAAGTTACCATTTGATTGAGCAGTAGATGAACCGAATGAAGTAGCACCAGTTGAACCGTTAATGCTAGTAACGTAGTTGCTGCTAGTTGTAACTAAAGTATTTGTCGCAAGAGTGGTTCCGTCATCCTTTAGAAGGGTACTTCCTGTTCCACCACTCTTTACAAATGAGCCAGCTGTCATAGCTCCAGAAATTGTTACTGCTGAAGGCAGAGATACAGTTAATGCTCCAGTAGTTTGATTAACTGAAATTTGGTTAGTAGTACCAGAAACGCTTGCAACGTAATCAGTTGAAAGTGCAGGAGAAAGTATTCCACCAGATCCTAATTTAACAAAACCAGAAGTTCCTACAGTAGGAAGCTTTACAGTACCATTTATTGTGGTTGTTCCAATAGTTGAATCACCAATGGTAATAGTAGTTGTTCCACCACCACCATAACCAGTACCAATGTTTACAGTTTTAGTTCCGGTAGTAATACTGCCTGTAGCAATACCAACAGTTTGAGTGCTACTACTTTGTCCTAAAGTAATGGTTCCAGAACCTGCTGTATTACCAATAGTAATTACACCAGTTGAAACCGATCCTGTTCCAATAAAGATGTCTTTTGTACCGTTATTACCAATTTGAACAGAACCAAATGTTCCAAGAGCTGTGGTGTAGTTACCACCATCGAGGTATACATCTCCACCAACTGCTTTAGAACTGGCTCCAGTTCCAGTTGCACCACCACCTGAAACGTAGAGGTGACCTCCTCGTGGGCTACCAGTAGTTGCAGTAGTAGAGTTGTTGTTACCTCTGAAGGTATTATCTGCAGGGTTGGTGCTGATATTACTCAAACCACCGATAACAATCGAACCACCTGAAGCAGTTGCGCTAATAGCGACTCCACCAGTACCAGACGAAGTTATTGTGGTTGTCGCAGCTGATGAAACAGTAGTAGTACCTGTACCAGCAGAAGTTACAGTTGTGTTTGAGTTGCTTGCAGCTTGTAGAGTTACGGCTCCTGAACCAGTTGCAAGGTTTGTAGCGTTAAGAGAAGTGAGGCTAGCACCAGAACCGCTAAATACAGTTGAAGTTAAAGTACCGGTAGATGGTTGATAGCTTAACTTTGTAGAGCTAATAATAAGTGCTGCTGGAGAAGTGCTACCGCTTACAAATGTAGGATAGAAAGTTGTTCCAGCAGAGGTAGTGTCATTAGTAAATACTGAACTATTAGAACTGGTTGCAGTAGCCGCAGAGCTTACGCTAAGTCCAGAGATGTTTGTCCATGCTGGGCTAGAAGCTCCACCAATAAGAACTTGGGTTGCAGCTCCAGCACTTAAAGCTGACATAACCCCAGTACTGCTAAAGTAAGGAATAGCACCAGCTGCCGCTGCAGACAAATCAGCTCCAGTACCACCACGAGCAGATCCTATTTGACCAGTACTGATTACGCTAGCTGCAAGACTACCAATGTTAGTGCTAGAAAGAGATGTAATTTGACCTCTAGAGTTTACTTGAATGGTAGGAACAGCTGTTGCAGAACCAAAATTAGTACCAGTAGTAAGAGATGGACTAATATCGCTTATAATTAGTTGATCAGAAACATTTACAGATAGACCGCCAGCAGCATTAACATCAATTTGATTTGGGTTAGTTCCATTAGGGGTAAGACCAGCACCAGCTGTTGTAGTAGAAGATCCTGAGAACTGTGACCAGGCTATTGGTGTAGTACCAATCGCAGTAATTGTTGCAGTTTGAACAAAGCCGTTTCCACCATTTGCAGTACCAGCTAGAACATATGTAATATCTCCAGCAGCAACTTCAGGAGTTGAGTTGGCATCAGCAGCACGAGTAAATACAAAGGAAGTGGTGTTTCCTACTGCACCGACAGTAGTTACGGTATAAAGACCATTCTGTAGGTTTGAGGTCGTTCCACCCTGGTTTTTAATAAGAATACGGTCACCAGCTGTTACAGTCTGACCATCAACCTTAATTTCAGTCCAGTTAGAAGATGTAGCAATTGTAAGAGTCGCACCATCACCGTTAGTACCATTGCTGTAAGTAGTAGTAATAGTTCCACCAACAAGGTTTGCAGTAGTACCAAGCGCACCAGTAGTAGCGTAATTAACAGCAGGGTGAGCATTAAGACCCGCAGCTACGCCATCTACGTATTTTTTGTTTACAGCATCGTAATCAGAAGATGGGTCTTTAAGACCAGTAATCTTGTATCCATCAGTACCATTAGTACTTCCTAGAGATATATTACCGCCCATAGTAAGGCTAGTCAAAGTTCCTACGCTAGTAAGACCAAGAGATCCTGTATATCCTGTAGTAACCAAAGTTGCTGAAGATGGAATAGTAGTTCCATTTACAGATGTAACTCCTGGAAGAGAAGTCACGTCTCCACTAGAGTTACCAATAGATACTTGCTGAGTGCCAATATAGAAAGTGCTTCCACCAGTAGCAATTGTTTTCCAAGATAAAGAACCACCATCATAATACTTCAATACATTAGTAGTTAAATCGTACTGAAGTCGTCCACCTACTAGATCACTTCCAGTTAAGTTACTTATAGATGTAGTAGATAATCTTCCTACAACAAAATTCTGTAGTTCATTTACATTTAAATTTATGGGGGTTAAAAAGCTACGAGCCATAATATTTCCTAAGATAGATAAGCATAGCCGGTGGTAGCTATACTAAAATTTACAGTTACGGTATTTTCATTTATGTGAATAATTGTACCTTCTATTACAAAATTTGTAACATCCGTTGTAGTCACATTTGGTCTAAAGCCAAGATTGTGATTTATAGTCCAAGTAGATGATACCAAATTCTGTGTATGAGTATATGATATAACTGGAGTTTCTCCAGGGTCACCTTTAGGTCCTTGTGGTCCAGGTGCGCCATTTGCACCAGCAGGTCCAGTAGGTCCAGCAGGTCCAGTAGGACCTCGTTGTCCGGGAACTCCAGGCAATAAATTGATATCAACTTCTTGCCAATCAATATCTGGATCTACTGTTTGTGATGGAGTTCCGGCTTGTGGATAATCGTTTGGGTTATAGGGGTCGTCATAGACAGGAATTAACGACACGTCTTTTTCTGGATAAATTGGAGCATCAGGATTTATTGGACTCATATTACGACTGTGCTCCTTCTAACAGTAAAGAATTTGCCACCTTTTATTTCCACTGTTTTATTAGTAAATACATCCGTAGTAGAGATTGACCAGTATGTTCTTTCAGCCA